GCCCGGAGCCTGGCCGACTGGAAGGACTTCGCGCCGCTCGCGTCGACGTTCTGGAGGTAGATCGACGTGTTCGCCGCGAGCTGCCCGATCGCGTCTCCCGAATACGGCGTGATCTGGACCAGCCCCGAACCGATCGTGCTGGTGTTCAGGACCTCCACGCAGTACCCGACGCACGTGCTCGCCTGCGGCAGGTTCATGATGTACGGGTTGGCCGTGCCGTTGATCTCCACCGCGCTCGCCCCGTACGCCGCCAGGGTGTACGGGCTGGAGGTCGTGAGCGAAACCACGACCCCCGCCGTGGCCACCCACTGCACGGCGGCCCCGACCTGCGTGTCCACGGCGCCGCTCGGCGAGATCCCCGCGAGCGCGAGCAGGTTGTTCAGCTCCTTCGTGAGGTGAAAGAGGTAGTAGTTCAAGTGCTGCGCGGCCAGGGTGTTCCCGGGGACGTACCCCGTCGAGAGCAGCGGGGCGCTGGGGGCGATCAGGACTGCGGCGGTTCCAAAAATCGGGATCACGATGCTACCCTCCTGCCATTAGGACCGTACAGAATCCTTCTCATTTTCCAACTTTCACGAATAGCTTCCTTAGCTTTTTCGCTTTTTGGAATTCCAATCGTCGCCAACCTAACTTTCTCAATATGTTCTGGAGTAAGATGCCTACCTATCATAATTTGACTCTGTCTTAATTTCTGTTCAGGCGTTACCTTCCTACCTTTGTGAGTACTCCCGGTAAAAATCAAAGACAACTTCTTTTTTGTTTCCTCTGATCTCAGTCCACCATTACCACTAGTGGTGAGATTGTATCCGTGAGGCGCTAAGGTATTGAGAGTTTGTATGAAAAACGATTCCCACTGATCCAAGAGTTCAGAAGGGACATTGTTAACCGTGATAATATCGAATTCAGATAATCCATACTTTCTGACCGCTAAATCAAAGGCGTGATACTTTCTCATATCTCTGTAATGCTCGTTTAACCTTCGATGAACGGTTCTATGAGTTTGGCCAACGTAACATTTTCCGTTGATCTTGTTTCTGGCAATATAGATAATCCCAACTATCATAAACTATGGCTCCTGGTAGGTGACGAGCGGCAGGGTCTCGATCGCCGCTACCGTCATGTTCGCGAGGTACAGCGCCCTCGGATCGATCGAGGTGGTGAAGACCACGTTGATGTTGTCGTACGCGTCGCGCGAGATCGTGTAGCCCGTCCCTGGGCCCGCCGCGTTCGCCCACGCCGCGATCAGGTCGACGATGTAGAGGCTGAGGCCGAGGTACTTCGCCTGCGCGAAGATCGGCAGGAGCTGCCGGTACCAGTCGGCGGGCATTATGTTCCCGACCGATCTGAGAGCGGTGTCCAGCTCCCCGCCGATCAGCATGTCGCCCGTAGCGTCCGAGAGGCCGTCGGCGATCGAGTCGACCGGCGCGAGCGTGGCGTCGGCCAGGATCAGCGGCGTGGCGAGGAAGAAGATGTTGCTGACGATCGGGCGCGGGTACCCGACCAGAACCCCGACGTAGTCCAGCATCCCGTCGACGTCCTGCGCCAGCGCGATCGAGAGCGCGGCCCAGTACTGGATCAGCGGGAGCGGGGCCTGCACGGCCGCCTGTATCCCGTCGATCGTCGCCTGGATCACCGGCCCCGAGAGCTGCGGCGTAAGGTACGCGTTTCCCATTACTTTTTGACCCTTCGCTTGGCAGCTTCTGACATATTATGTCTGGCTTCTTGAGAAAAAGTCTTTCCGGAGTTTGCTCCCTTTCTACCAAGCCAATAATGACAATTTATAGCGAATGCTTTATTTGAATTATCTGAAACAGGATGGCCCATTAGAGCAATGGAAATTTTTCTTTTATGGTCTTCGGATAGATGCTTTCCTTTTTGGGCTTTAGACCATATCCAGAGCATTTCTGTAGGATATTTCCTTCCCCTGTTTGCTATGGACAGATTTCTTCGATGTTCCTCGGTAAGATGACCTCCAGCACAACCATTACCTCCTTCAGTTAGATTATAACCGAGAGGGGCAAGAGTTGAGAGTTCCTTTATAAAGAACCTCTCCCATGAATCTAGAAGTTCATTTGGAACATTCTCTATTGTTATGAAATCAAATCCATCTGTCCCGTATTTAAGAAGGGCTCTGGTGAAAAAACTTTCCTGACCTCTATAGAAATGGCTCCTAAGTCTATCTTTGAGTGTGTAAATTGTTTGTCCCACATACATTTTGTGAGATCGTTTAGAACGAGCTATGTAAATCAATCCCATATCTCATCCTATCATTTTTAACCAGCAACAACCGTCACGCTGCCCGCCGCGATCGTCGGCAGGCAGTTGGCGTTCGGCAGCACCTCGTTGTGCCAGTTCGAGTTGTCGAGCGACACCTGCGCGCCCGTGATCCGCGCGTACGTGTACGAGCCCAAAGCCGCGAGGACGAGCGTCGAGGTCACGGGCTGCCCGATCGCCCACGGGATCGCCGCGACGAGGTTCTGGATCACGGTGTCGAACCCCGTTGCCATCACGGTTGTCGCGTCGTAGTAGACCTTCACGTACACGGTCTGGTCCGTCGCGTAGTCGAATTGGATCGGGATCTTCTGCCCGCTGGCCGTCGTGTATTCCTGCACGTCTTTGACCGTCAGCACGATCGCCGAGCCCGAGCCTTCGGTGACGACCGAGCACTGCGACATGGTCAGCTTATTCGCCGCGACCGTCTGGATCTTCCCGATCAGCCTGAGGTTCAAAACGCTGCTGCCGCCGACCTGGAGCCACATCCCCGAACCCCACCCGAGAGCCGCGAAGCTCGACCCGCCGCTCTTGTTGATCGAGTTGTCGGCAGAGGAGAACGCGATCGCCGCGCTGCTGTACGCCGTCGGTGTCCCCGGCCCCACCGAGTAGGTCTGCGCCAGCATCCGCTCGGCGTACGCGTCGGCGATCCCCACGTTCGTGATGTCGCTGCCCGCCACCACGATGTACGCGCTCAGGGCCGGAACGCTTACCCCGACGAGCGCGAGCGAGGTCGTGGGCGAGACGTTCAGATACACCACGGCCGAGGTGATCCCCTGAATCCCCAAGATCGCGCGGATCGTGCCGTCGAGGTTCGTGTTCACGACGTTCCCCGCGAGGAGCCTCTGCCGCAACTGCTGCGTGGTTTCCACGTTCCTCCCGAGCACCGCCGCCGCGGCGTTGGTCACGGTCAGGACGTGCGGGATAGTCGTGGTGAACGACGTGAGCTGCCCCGGAGCCACGGCGATCGGGCCGAGCGTGTCGCTCTCGCAGAGGATCTGCGCGCTGCCGCTTCCCGCGATCGCAGTGGTCGCCAGCGTGAGGAAGTTGCAGATCGTCCCGAGCGCGGCCTTCGTCCCTGCGGGGATCGTAGCTCCCGTGCTGTCCACGGTGACCGTCAGGGTTACCAGCGAGTACGCCCCTGGGATCAGGCTGGTGCCCGTCATCGGCAGGGTCTCCAGGAGCTGCGCGTCGCTCTCCTGCGCCAGCGAGAACTCCTGCGAGGCCGCGAGCAGCGCCTCGTCGTCGTCGGCCTGCGACTGCCCGACTGCCAGGCACAGGAGCCACACGACGTTCCCGAGGCTCGCGGCGAGCTGGATCAGGTTCCCGTCCGAGTCCAGCACGTTCTGCACCTGGAGGATCGCGTTGATGTTCCCGAGGATGTCGCTGGCGTGCTCCGCCGCGCTGCGGGGCGTCCAGGTGCCGGGTCCGTACGGAAAGCTCATGACAGGGCCCCCTGCTTCACGGCGTTGGCCACGATCGTGTCGTTCACGATATCGTAGTCCGGGAAGAAGTCGCTATGCCCGCCGTCCGCCAGCGACTTTCGGATCTGCGCGTCGAGCTGCCCGAGCGCCTGCCCGAACGGGAGGTTGCTGTCCATGAACCCGAGCCAATCGTTGCCCTTGCCCGGGAGCTGCGGGATGCCGTTCAGGATCAGGGCGACGAGCACCTGCGCCTGCTGCGCATCCTCTACAGCCCCCGTGATGATCGGGATGGCGTGCGACCCCGTCGTCGCCGCCGGCACGTAGAAGTCGACCACCGGAGCTGTCCCGCCCACGCCCAACAGTTGCGCGTCCATCGCCGTCACCCCGCCGGATACTTCGATGCGCTGATGTCCAGCGTCACCGACGCGATCGTGCCGCCAGACCCGCCTTGGCAGCCCGCCGCGACCGCGGCCTTCAATGCCGTCAGGAAGCTCTGGAGCGCCGCGTTCAGCTCCGTGTACGTCACAAACCTCGCCGCGCCCTTGTTCGCCCCCATCGGGATCGCCTTCATCGTCTGCTGCGTGTAGTGCAGCGGTACGTCGGTATAATCGGGCGCCGAAACCTTCGCGGTCTTCACGTAGTCTTTCAGCCCCACCAGCAGGACCGTGTCGCCCGCCGCGAGCTCGAACGGGGGGTTGAACTGCGACGAGGAGGGCCAGACGACCTCCACGTTCCTCGTCACCGTCGGGGGGAGCTGGTACCCGAGGCGCGTCGGCTGGACGGCGTGCTGCACGTCCACCGTGCCGTCGCCGTTCACCGCCTCGACGATCCCGAAGTCCAGGATGAACGTGTTGGCGACGACGTTGCGGATCAGGTCGGCTTCCGTGAGTCCGATGTCCTCGAGGAACGGGTCGCCCATCACGCGGCCCCCAGGGTCAGCAGCGACATCGAGTTGGTGTCGTCGGTCGTGCAGAAGTCGAAGTCGACCAAGTACACTACGAACGTATTCCCGTGCCCAACGATCGCCCCGCCGAAGTCCTGCCGGAAGAACTTTGGGTCGACGTAGAGCAGGTCCCCCGGCAGGAGTTGCGGGATCCACGGCCCTTGGATCTCGAACCCCGAAGCCTGGCTCCGGGCGTGCGAGATAAAGTCGGGTTTCCAGATCGTCTGCCCCGTCCGCCCCTTGCCGCAGGTGTAGCAGATCAGCTTGTCGCCGATAGGCGAAATCTCTATCCCCGTCTTCACATGCGTGTCGGCGTCGTGAGAAGCGAACAGGTCCTTCAGGTGGACGATCAGGTCCTTCGCGTAGCTGTTCCACGGGACGTCGACCTTGAGCGCCAGGCCCGGGTCCGCGTCGTACGTCAACGTCAGGCCCATCTCGGCTGCGACCTCGATCAGCACGTCCCGGAGTTGCTGGTCCTTGAAGTAGACGGTCGAGATGAACGTCCCGCGCCACGTGTCGAGGTTGCCGAGCAGGAGCTGGAACACGGTGACCCCGTCTGGCCCCGGGAGTTCCTGGAACGCGAGGTGGATCGACCCGGTGAACGCGTACTGGAGGCTCCCCCTGTACCCTGCCGTGACCTTGACCCGTTTGTACGCGGACAGCGGCTGCGGGACATACAGGTTGGTCAGCCGGAGCTCGACCTGCAGGAGATCGCTCTTCGAGTACAGCGTGCCCTTCAAGCGGATCGTCGGCTTTCTCCCCGTCGCCGGGCAGGTGACCTTATCGGAGGTGTCGTCGGCGTAGAAGAACGTGATGTCGATGGTCTTGTCGAAGAGCTTGAAGCTGTTCGGGTCGAGCGTGAGGATGTTGGTGTTCAATCGACCCCCCACGCGATCAGGTACAGCCGGCTCTTCCCCAGGAGGCTCGCGAGCGCGAGGTCCGGCACCCCTGCGTCGATGACGATCCCGTAGTCGGTGAACTCGGTCCAGTCGACCACTTCAGGGACGCACCCGAAGGGCCTGACCTCACCACTCGGGAGCGTGGCCCAGCCGTTCCACTGCGCGTTGAGCCACTTGAACACGATCGCGAAGGTCCCGAGAGCGTTGTTCGTCGAGAACGCGAACGACTTGGTCGTGGGGTCGACCTGAGGGTAGTTGATGCCGTACATCTTCTGTATCGACTTCACGGCAGGCTCCCGGCGAACGCCTGGACTGGCTCGGGAAGGATCCCCAGACCGCTCACGAGCTGTGAAGCCGTGGGAACTCCCGACTCGGTCACCCCGGCGACCAGCGGGGCGGCTAGCGGCGAGCCCGCGTCGGGCGAGGCCAGGGACTGTAGCGACGGAGTGGCCTCGATGACCGCCAGCGTCGCGGTGAGCGAGGTGATCTCCACCAGCGAGATCCGGACGGGCACCCGGTTCTGCACGTCGGGGACCGCCGAGTACTCGAACCGCGAGATCAGCACGGGGAAGCTCTTGAAGTTCGGCGCGACGAGCGTGGTCTGCTCTCGGGCTTGGAAGAGGCTGTCGAGAAGGTCGGTCGCCATCGCCAGGGACGGCATGTACAGCGAGGTCAGCTCGAACGGCAGGCCACCGATGAACCCCTCGATCTCCCACGTTCTCGGCCCCGGGGCGACGTTGTCCATCACGTTCCGCTTGTTGTTCTGCGTCAGGTCGATGACGACCTTCCGGGAGACGTCCGCCTCCATCACGCACTCGAACCGCGTGGCCTGGATGATGATCCCGCCCACCATCGGCTGCGCGAGGTACCGCTTGACGAGGGCGAGCGCGTTGGCCACGCTGGAGGCGATCAGGTTCGCGATAGACATCTCAGTGCGCCATCTGCGTAGACCGCGCCGGGTTCGGGACCGACTTGAACGTCACCCCGCCGGAGGTCTTGTCCTGGACGATGAACGTGAGCGGCCCGGGCTGGACGTACTTGCCGGTGAACCCTGCGGCGTACGCACCTCCGATGTCGACTCCCGGTTTACCCCTGAAGAAGTTCTTGACGCCGTCCTCGATCGCATCGCTCCATCCCTTCCCGAGTTTCGTCATCCCCGCGAACAACGGATGCTTCTTCGGATCACCGTACCACGCATACTGGCCGCCCTTCGAGTAGTCGGCCTCCTTCTGGGCCGCGAAGTATGCGGCGAACGGCGAGGCGAGGAACTCCGCGAGTCCCTTGACGAGATTCCCGATCGCTGTAGCGACGGACTGAATCAGGCCCCTATTCTCTCTCAGCCATGAAAGCAGGCCCTTGATGTCCGGTTCGAGAGCTTTCAACGTTTCGTCAGCGACGAGGTTGAAGATGCTCTTTCCCGCGATCCCGAGCGTGTTCAGCTCGGTAGAGACTCGTGCGCCCGCCGCCACGTCCCGGTCCCCGGTAAAGATGTACCCCCGGATGTTGTTCAGCTCCTGCGCGATCGACATCCGGTCGGTCTTCATCTGCTCCAGGAACCGGCCGCCGCCGGCCCCGAGCAGGGTCTCCAGGTCGACCTTCGACTGCGCCGTGCCGATGTTCCGCGCCGCGTCCATCAGCGCGGTCATCCGCTGCGCGGTGTTCATCGCGTACAGCCGGTCCACGCCGCCGGCCCCGAGCAGGCGGTCGATGGCCGCCAGCTTGTCGACGCTCATCGGCTGCCCGCCGGTCTTCTGCCGCGTCATCTCGTCGTTCAGGCTTTTCATGGTGCCGAGGAACGAGTCGGCATCGACCTGCGCCCTCCCGAGAACGTCTTGCCACGCCTCCAGCTCGGTCGCGCCCATCCCCAGCGCGTGCGCGAAGTTCAAGAGGTCCTGCTGCCGGTGCGCCACGTCGATGATCTCCTTGATCCCGATCCCGACCCCGATGATCGCCCCGGCCTTCGCGATCAGCCCTTCGAGGCTTCCCGCGATGCCCTTGATCCCGTCGATGCCCTTCCGGAAAGAGCCTTCGTCTACCAGGGTTTTCAATGATACGTAAAATCCGCCTATTTCTTCCAATTCACTTCACCTTCGGGTCGATGATCGCAGCCTCGGCGGAGATGTTCCGCAGGCCGTCGAACAGATCGTCAGGGTCAATCGGGTCGCGGTGGAACTCGGCGAGGAAGCGGTAGTACAGGAACATCAGCCAACCCCGGGTTTCGCGCTCGACGATGGCTGCGATCCGCGCGTCTCCGCCGCCGCGAGGGGATCGCCTTCCTGCGGCGGCAAAGATTTTTCCACCATGCGGTTCGACGTGATCTCCATCAGCAGCAGAACCGCCGACGGGTTATTCCGCAGCGGGTCGAAAGCTTCGAGCGGGTCGCTCATGCTGTTCATCGTGAACGAACCCAGATCCTTCCCCCGGTAGGCGATCGTGACCTTCCGCCCGAGGATCGCGTGCCGGAGGATCTTCTCCTTCGATTCGACGCTCAGGCCGTCCCGCTCGCCCATCTCGGTCAGGTAGCGGACCACGTCCAGGAGCGGCGGCATCCCCATGTCGCCGTCGACTTCGAACGCGAACTCCTTCTGGAAGTCCCTCGGGATCTTGTTCAGCCGCGCCCGGGTCGCGGCCAGGAAGTCGGCTGTGTACTTGATCGATGCCATTCGGTACCTCTCCTCCTACCGAAAGTCAGGATGCTACGCGGCCACCCAGTCTCCGTAAACCCACTGCACGTCGTACTCGGCAACGTCGTTGCCCATGATGTGGATCGGCTTGCAGCGCTTCACCGTCACGGTCGAGAACACGACCGAGCGGATCGCCCCGTTCTGGCCCCACGACGCGCGCAGGACGCCCCCCACGTTGTCGCCGATCGACTGCAGGAGTTGCGAGACGGCCACGATGTCGCCTTTCCCCGGTTCGCCCGTGGTCCGCACCGCGGAGAACCGCATCGTGCCCGCGCGGATCGTGTTCGTGATCATCGCCACGATCTGCCCGACCAGGGGGACCACCTTCGCGTTGTCCATCTCTTGATCGCTGTCGATGATCGCCCCCTCGACCTTGAACCCCACGAGGCTGACCGACGCGCCCCCGTTCACGAGCGGGTGGGTCAGGACGAGGCTGAAATCCCCGACGCTCTGGAGCTGCGATATTGCAGGATTCGCCATGTCTGTACCCTCCCCCTATACCTGGATCACGAGCGTGCCGAAGATCTGCACCTGTCGCACGTTGTCCGCGTACGTCGCCGTCCAAGCCTTTGGAACCGTGATCACGTCCCCGACGGCGGCAGGGAGCTGAGCGAACGGCGGGGCGATGATCTTCACGTTCAGCAGGCGCCCGATGGCAGCGAACAGATTCAACTGGACCTGCAAGAGGTTCAGGCACCCCTGGTATGTGTCGTTGTTCTTGAACCCCGAGTCGGGGTCCTTCGTGAGGAACGCCGCGATGTAGATCCCGCCGACCGTGTCGACGTAGTTCTTCACCCACAGCGCGCCGATCAGCATCTCGCTGATGCACGTCACCCACTTCTCGGCCACGACGTCCCCGCTGCCGTCGCCGACCGTGGTGAAGTACGAGACGTGCAGACCCTCGGCGTAGGCGGACTGCACCGCGGTGAGGTTCGCCCCCGCCGTGCCGCTGGCCGAGAAGCCCGCGATCGCCAGGAAATCGGTCTTGTTCCCGACCGGCGTGCCGCTCAAGTTCGCCACGGCGAGCGTCGCGCCAAGCTGCACCAGGGCCGGGTTGATCGTGGTCGACGGGTGGTAGACGATCGGCACGTCCAGACCTGCCGAGACGAACTGCCCGACCTCCGTGCCGACCCCCGTGAGGCAGGTCGCGTCCTTCGTCCCGTAGAGGAACTGCGACAGCGGGTCGTCCTCGCAGAGCGTTGCCAGCGCGAGCTGCGCGTTCATGTTGAACGACGCGTTGTACGCCAGCTTCCAGTATGCCCGCTCGTTGTACAGCGCGTACTGTACCCCGAGATTGACCGACGACCATGCGCTGCCGCTCAGCCCGTTGTACGTCACGAGGAAGATGTGCGTCACGGCGTTCAGCGCGTAGAACGCGTCGAGCCAGGTCAGCATCATCCCCTTGACCAAGTCCGCGTAGTCCTCGTACGTGACCTCGGTGATCGTGTCCACGCCGGGGTCGGCGACGAAGTTCGCCGCGGCGTCGGCCTCGTCGATGAAGATCATCGCCTTCGAGAAGTTCGCTCCCGGCACCGTCTGGACCTGGATGGTCGTGACGAGCTGGACGTCCTTCTGCGCTATCGAGCGCTCGTAGTCGTAGGTTGGCGGCATGTCAGGTTACCTCCCCCGCGAAAATCATCCCGGTGATGTGCTCCTGCTCCGTGTCGATCTCGTCGGCCCACACGAGCCGGAAGCGCACGTTGTACGCGAGGACCGTGTTGGCCCCCTGCTGGTCGAAGTCCGAGACGATCACCTCGCCAGAGTCGGCATAGAGCTGAGCGTCGAACTGCGCCAGGGCCGCACGGACTGCCTCGCGGTGCGTCCAGTGCCCCACGTCGTTCGCCAGGTCCTCGGCGATGTCCCCGACGAACTGTAGAGTGACCGTCGCGGTCTTGTGCTGAACCGAAAAGTTCTTCGGCGTGTCCTCGGCGTCGGCCACGAAGTGCGGGACCGTGACGGGACGCTCCCCGTCGATCCGGTAGGCGCACCACGTGACCGGCCTCCCAGTGTCCGAGTCGACCAGCTGCGGGTTCCAGACGTTCCCCTGCCGCGCCACGACGAATTTCGGGTCCACGCCAAGTATCGTCGCGAGCAGCGGCCCGAGGTTCTTCTGGTTCAGCCTCATGCGAAGTCCTTCCCGCCGTGCGTGAACGGCGGCTCGACCGGCTCCAGACCGTCCCCGCCGACCACCCTCTCGCAGGCGTAGACGAACATACCGACCTCTGCGCCCCACGAGTCGTCGGGTATCCCGAGGCGATACACGTACTCCCCGTCGCTTATGAACCGCCCGACGATGAGCTCCGTCTCGGTCCAGAACCGCACGCGGCGCTCGAGCACCAGGTTCCCGTTTGCGGTCCGGACGCGCCGCCCGCCGAAGCACTGAATGATGCCAGACACCTTCTGCCGGTCCGTCTTGTCGCCGTACCCCGAGCCGTCCAGAGGTTTCTGGTCGTAGTAGTCGACCGCCTGCCGGGTCTCGGGGAACGCGGTCAAGATGCTCCCGAACGCGCCGCCGCTCACGGGGTTGCCTTCTTGAGGTCGATGGCCCGCATCCTGAGCTTCGGCGGGTGCAGGCGGGTGACGAACGTCGTGGAGTCGATCATGAATCCCGTGTCGATCAGCGGCGTGTCGCTCCCTTTCCGCCGGATCGTGCTCGGGGCGTTCGGCGCGGTGTTCTTGTAGTACCCGCTCCGGACGAAGCGCTGGACCGCACCGACCATGAACGCGCCGATCCCCTCGGGGGAGTACTCCCCGCGCTTGATCTGCTTCTTGAACTGCTCGCGGAGCATCGCCCGTAGCTGCTGCCGGACCGAAACGATGGCCTGGTACAGGAAGGGCCGGGAGGGGATGCGCGCCGTGCCGTTGTGCAGCGCCCGGGCCAGGTCGGAGTTCTGAATGTCGGAGCCGGGATGCGACACGCCGTCGGGGTACCCGACCAGGATCTCGTCGTTCCGGATGAGCCTGTGGAGCTTCTGGATGTCCGCGTGGCCGCCGACCCCGATCCTTACCATGCGGCTATCCCCAACCGAACCGCGCGGCGCTCGGCAACGACCGGCGCTGGCCGTGCAGCCGGAACCGCTCGG